AAGATATGATGACCATATTTTATATGGGCGTTATATTGGATATACCAATGAGCAAATATACAATTTATCAATGAAAATTATTACAAAAGAAAATTCTGTTCAAAATGGATTCAGAGAAGCCTACAATATTGCTTATACAGACGTATATGATTTCTGCTCTGAAAAACAATCTTTAAAAAAATGGGAAATTGATTTAGGCATTCCGCATAAAGAACTGGAAGCATCTTTTAATGAACCTTTGCCAGAAAACAAATGGGAAGAAGCAGCAAAATATTGTTGCAACGATGTTCTTGCAACTGAAGCCGTTTTTGATAATAGACAAGCAGACTTTATTGCCAGAGAAATTTTAGCAAAATTATCTGGAGGAACAGTTAACAATACCACCAATCAGTTAACAACAAAACTTGTATTCGGAAATGAAAAACATCCAGAATTGGTATACACCAATCTTGAAGAAACCTTTCCAGGATATGAATTTGTTCGAGGCGAAGATGGTAAAATGCATAATATGTATCGAGGAACAGACGTTGGGATGGGCGGGTACGTATATGCAGAACCAGGTATGTATTTTGATGTTGCCTTAATTGACGTTCAGTCAATGCATCCAAGCAGTCTTATTGCTATGAAGTATTTTGGGATATTCACCGAAAAATATGCAGCGCTTAAAGATGCCCGTGTTGCAATTAAACTTGGGGACTTTGTAAAAGCAAAAGAAATTCTCGGAGATGAAATTGCTGACAAATATTTGACAGATAAAAATAAAGCAGAAGATTTGGCTTATGCACTAAAAATAGCATTAAATAGTGCCTATGGATTAACATCTGCAAGATTTGAAAATGCAATGAGAGACAAACGAAACGTTAATAATATCGTAGCATTACGTGGAGCTTTGTTTATGCGAATGCTTCAAGATGAAGTGCAAGCTAGAGGATTTACAGTTGCTCATATTAAAACCGACTCAATTAAAATACCAAATGCAACCCCCGAAATTATTCAATTCTGTCTTGACTTTGCAAAAAAATATGACTATGTATTTGAGCACGAAGCTACATATGAAAAAATGTGTTTGGTTAACAATGCTGTTTATATTGCAAAATATAAGTGGGCGGTTAAAACAAAGAAAATTGGAAAATGGGTAGCCGTTGGTGCTCAATTTGCAGAACCATATTTGTTTAAAAAACTATTTTCAAAAGAGGATATAGTTTTTGATGACTACAGGCAAACAAAATCTGTTACCAGTCCTGCTGTCATGTATTTGGATTTTAATGAGAATCTTCCCGAAGGAGAACACAACTATGTTCATATAGGAAAAGTTGGTTCTTTTGTACCAGTAATACCAAATTCTAATGGGGGCTTATTACTTCGTTACGCAAACGATAATTATTCCGCAGTTACTGGTTCAAAAGGATATCGTTGGAAAGAAAGTAATATTGTTAGAAATATTGATGAAGATTCAATTGATATTTCATATTTCCGAAAACTTATAGATGAAGCAATTACTGATATAAGTTCATACGGTGATATTTATGATTTTCTTGAAGATTATGATGATCCCGATGCCCCTTCAGAGCCAGAAGAAGACATTTTAATAGGTATGGATGACTGTCCACAATTACCGACATTAGCGCAAGCTACAATTGAAAGGAGCCACTAATATGGCAAAAAAAGATTATAAAGTTACAAATTCTGTAACTATTTACAATGCGAAACTCATGTACCGTAATTTCAGCGGCAAAGAAACTGAATTTAACCCAAAAGGAAATAGGAATTTTTGTATATTTTTAGAGGAGGACATTGCTAAAAAGTTAGAAGCAGACGGGTGGACAATTCGTTGGCTTCAACCCAAAAACGTAGATGAGTCTCCTCAGGCGATGATGTCGGTAAAGGTTGCATTTGGAAACTATCCTCCGCTACTTGTCGTTATATCTGATGGACGACAGACAAAATTAAACGAAGAAACAATAAACATGCTTGACTGGGCTGAAATATCATCTTGCGATGTTACGTTAAATCCATATAACTATGTTATATCCGGTCGGTCTGGCGTTAAAGCATATCTCAAATCCCTCTATGCAACGCTGGTGGTCGATGAACTTGCAAAGAAGTATAATTATAACGAAGGCGCCGAAATAGCCATAGGAGGCTGTGGTGCCTGTGAAATATGTGATGGTTCTTGTGGTAAAAAAGAAGCATTCTAAATAATAAAGAAAGGCGTGAGAGTTTGAAACAACTAAAACCTCATCAAGTTGACGCAGAATCTCGTATGCATAATGGATGCATATTAGTAGGTGGAACGGGAAGTGGAAAAACTCTCACTTCCCTTGTTTATGCATTTGAATCTGTATTGGGCGGAGAAACACCCGTTTATCCAAATCATAGTTTTAAAAAACCAAAAAATGACATACCCATATATGTTATTACAACGCCTAAAAAACGAGACTCCTTGGATTGGGAAAAAGAAGCATCAAACATACCTGTCGATTTGGCTAAAATAGATAGCTGGAATAATATTCATAAATATACAACTATTAAAAATGCAATGTTTATATTTGATGAAACCAGAGTTATTGGGTATGGATCTTGGGTTAAATCGTTTTTAAAAATAGTGGCAAATAATCAATGGGTATTACTTAGTGCAACTCCCGCTGATACATGGATGGAAATGATACCAGTGTTTATAGCAAATGGTTTTTACAAAAATAAAACTCAATTTGTGGCGGAGCATGTGATTTTTTCAAGATATAGTAAATACCCAAAAGTTGATAGTTATCTTGGTCTATCTAAATTAATACGTCTTCGTGACTCTATATTTGTAAAAATGTATTATCAAATGCCAACTGAGCAAATTCATAAATTTATTATTTGTGAGTATGATAAAAATAATTATCAGTTCTTAATGGCAAATAGGTGGAATATTTATAAAAATAAACCAATTAATGACATATCAGAATTATGTTTTACTTTAAGAATGCTTGTAAATTCAGACCCAAGTCGAATTAAAGAATTAGACAAAATTTATGAAAAACATTTAAAAGTAATTATTTTTTATAATCATAATTATGAATTAAACATTTTAAGGAATTGGTGTAAAAATAGAAACATCATCTATTCTGAATGGAATGGCCAAAAACATGAAGAAATACCAATTAATAATTCTTGGGTATATCTTTGCCAATACACAGCAGCACAAGAAGCTTGGGAATGTATAGAAACGGATTGTACTGTATTTTATTCTCAAACATATTCATATAAAGCCATGATACAGTCTGCTGGTCGTATAGATAGAATGAACACTCCTTTTAAAAATTTATATTACTATCATTTATTATCTTCTGCGCCAATAGATTTGGCAATTAAAAATAATTTGAAAGTAAAAAAGAATTTTAATGAATCAAAATTTATTGGTTCCTTTAGACCCTCGCAAGAAAAACATACGCTATAATAGAAGGGAATAGGATATCTGTCCTGTTAATTAATTTAATTAATAAAAATTATTAAGGGAAATATCTCTTATAATGGATAATATTCTTTCCCTTTCTTTTTATGAAAATGGAAGTGAAAAGAAAATGAAAAAAGAAAATACTTTTCAATCAGAGGTCATTAACGATATTTTAAAACAATTTCCTGAAGCGGATATTGTTAAAAATGACGCTAACTATAGACAGGGTTTTCCAGATCTAACTATTTTCTATAAAGATAAGTTTGCTTTGATTGAAGTAAAAAGAAATGAAAATTCTTCGCATCAACCAAATCAAGATTATTACATTAATAAATATAATAAACATAAATCTGGTTTTTTTATTTATCCAGAAAATAAAAATGAGGTTCTTAATAATTTAGAAAGGAGATTTAAAACAAAGTGATATTTAATACGCATAAGTTGTTAGAAGGTCAGCATGCTTTCTTATCGCCATCAAAATATAATTGGATTAATTATGATGATGAAAAAATAGTAGAAAGTTTTCTTAACTATAAAGCCGCCCAACGAGGAACCGATTTACATAATTTAGCAGCGCAAGCAATATCGCTTGGTGTTTCCTTACCAAAAACAAATAAACAAAATGAACCAAACAAAACCTTAAATTTATATGTAAACGATGCCATTGGATTTCGCATGAAACCTGAGGTTTGTTTATATTACTCTGCTAATGCTTTTGGAACTGCAGATGCATTGTGTTTTAGAAATAATTTTCTAAGAATACACGATTTAAAGACTGGAAAAACACCAGCATCTATGAAACAATTGGAAATTTATGAAGCTTTGTTTTGTCTTGAATATGATCAAGATCCAAGAAAAATTGAGTCGGAATTAAGATTGTATCAGTTAGGTGAAATTCTTGTAAATAATCCAGACCCTGAAGAAATTCTTTATATTATGAATAAAATTGTTGTTTTTGACAGAAAAATTACAGAAGTAACACAGATTCAATAATCGAGGAGGCTGTATGGCATATATTTATCATTATGGAACTCCCCGACATTCAGGGAGATATCCATGGGGTTCAGGCGAAGATCCTCAAAGATCGAAAAACTTTGGGACAAGAGTATCTGAGCTAAAAAAACAAGGTTTATCAGAAGTAGATATTGCCAAATGCCTTGGCTTGGAAACTACATCAGATCTTCGAGCAAAAATACACATGGAAAAAGAAGCAGAATGGGGCGCAAAATCTTCTACTGCTATTCGGCTTAAAGAAAAAGGATATTCCAATGTTGAAATTGGAAGAAGATTAAATATGCCAGAAGCAACTGTTCGTACTTTACTTGACCCATTAATTCAGGAAAGACATAAGGTTAATAAAGCAACTGTTCAAATGCTAAAAGATCAAGTAAAAGAAAAGGGTCTTGTGGACGTTGGAGCTGGCGCCAATATACAGTTAGGAATAACAAGCACCAAACTAGGTGTTTCTTTAGCTGAACTTCAAATGTCTGGTTATAGAATTACTAATATTCAAGCTCCTCAGCTTGGCACAACTCAGAAAACAACAATTAAAGTTCTAATTGGTCCTGAGCAAATGAAAGCTGCTAGAGCTGAGTATGTTATTAAAAACAAAGAAAAATGGGACTCCATGAGCGCAGAAAAAAAAGAAAAAGCAGTTGCTTATTTATATGCGCTTAATCATAAGAATGAAATTCGTAATATTTCTGGTTGGTCGGAAGATGGCGGTGAAACTTATAAATCTGTTAATCGTCCAGTTTCCGTTGATTCAAAAAGAATTATGGTTCGATTTGACGACGACAAGACTCTTTCTGGAAGTTCAATGGATGGTGTTGTACAGCTTCGTAGAGGTGTTCGTGATCTTTCTATTGGGGATAATCATTATGCTCAAGTTCGTATAGCAGTTGATGGTACTCATTATATGAAGGGTATGGCTATATACTCAGATTCTATGCCTCCTGGAATTGATGTAATATATAATTCTAATAAAAATTCTTCTGTTGGCAAGCTTGGCGCTATGAAAAAAATGAATAAAGCAGTTGATTTAGAAGACGGCGATTTTATGTTTATTGATAAAGAAGGTAAACAAAAAATTAATGAATTCGGAGCAACTATTCGTCAACAAAATTATATAGATAAAGATGGTAAAGAAAAACAATCTGCTATAAACATTGTTGGTTTTCAAGGAAAACAAGATAGTGGGGTAGAAGGAAGCTGGCAGACATGGAGCAAAACATTATCTAGTCAGTTTTTATCTAAACAACCTCCTGCTTTAGCCAAGCAGCAGTTAACGCTTGCTTATGATGAGCAAAAAGAATTATATGATGCGTATTCGAAAATTACTCAACCGTCTGTTAAGCAAAGATTATTAGATTCTTTTGCTGACGACTGTGATAGCAAAGCAGTGCATCTTAAAGCGGCAGCACTTCCAAGACAAACTTCAAACGTTTTAATACCAATTGTATCCTTAAAAGATAATGAATGTTACAGTGTAAATTACAAAAATGGTGAAAAAATTGCGCTTATTCGTTTTCCTCATGCTGGAACATTTGAAATACCAGTATTAACTGTTAATAATAAAAATAAAGAAGGTATTTCAGTATTGGGCAATGCCGTTGATGCTATAGGTATTACACCAAGAACTGCTGAAATATTATCTGGAGCAGATTTTGATGGAGATACAGCAATTGCCATTCCATATAACAAGCAACTAAAGGTTGATCCAACCCTTAAGGCTCTTGAAAACTTTAACCCGAAAACTGCCTATCCAAAATATGAAGGTATGGTTGTTATAACAAATAAAGTTAAGCAACAAGAAATGGGCAAAGTTTCTAACTTAATTACAGACATGACAATTAAAGGCGCAGATCTTGATGAGATTGCACGCGCCGTTAAACATTCAATGGTTGTTATTGATGCGGAAAAACATGAGCTTGATTGGAAAAGATCTTACACGGATAATGGTATAGCGGAATTAAAATCTAAGTATCAAGGTGGAACAATTGCAAAACCAAGAGGTGCTTCTACTTTAATAAGTCGTGCTGCATCGGAGCAACGAGTCGGAAAAAGAAAAGCTTTAACTAAGGAACAAGCAACTCAACTCGGCATAAATGTAGTAAGAAAAAATGCATACTCCGTTGATGTAGAGACCGGTAAAAAAGTATGGACGTATACAAATGAAGGCTATTATAAAAATGGCAAATTCGTTGTTTCTAATCAGCAATCTACAAAAATGTATGAAACAGAAGATGCTAATACGCTAGTTTCAGAAAAACGCACTACCATTGAACTGGTATATGCCGACTATGCAAATAAGATGAAAGCCTTAGGTGATCTTGCTAGAAAAGAAAGCGCTGCTATAAAGCCAGCTCCATACTCACCTTCTGCCAAGCTTGTATATAGTAAAGAAGTAGAATCATTAAATGCCAAGCTTAAAGTTGCTCAATCTAACGCACCTTTAGAAAGACAAGCAATTCTTCTTGGAAATAGTATTGTTGATTCTAAAAGAGCCGCCAATCCGGATTTAGATGCTGCGCAATTAAAGAAAATTAAAGGACAAGCACTTGCTGAAGCTCGAACTCGTGTCGGAGCAAGTAAACAAAGAATTAACATTACACCCAAGGAATGGGAAGCAATAGAAGTTGGAGCTATATCTAGCTCATTACTAAGTCAAATACTTAATAATACAAAGCTTGAAGATGTTCAGGCTTTGGCAACACCAAAAGAGCAAAAAGTAATGTCTGATGCCAAGATTGCAAGAGCTAAAATATATCAAGAGCAAGGAAGAACCTTAGCTGAAATAGCGGATGCACTTGGTGTTTCTACTTCTACTATTTCTAAATCCCTTAAAGGAGGAGATTAAATGGCTACTTATATGCTAAGCACTATTGATAATCCGTTTAATCCCTTTACTGAATGGGATGAATGGAATAGGTATGATGAAGCTAAAGGGTATTATACTACTTCATATCTTGCTAGAATTGCTGTAACGTCAGATGATTTATCAGCAGAAGACTATGACCAAGCAATTAACAACGCAATTGATGAAATTGTTGAGTTAAACATCTTAGGAATCTATACAAAAGTTTATTCCGATCAACAGGTACCGGGGGGAGGGGGTTAAATATCACTCCCCCTCTCTAAT